GAAGGCACTTTGTCTGATAATTGCTCAAAAACTTCACGCTTAATCATCATAAAACCCGTACCGCCATTAAAGATCTCTACAGGCTGTCCAACAGGCACAGTCACTTCACCTTGGTAATCCACCAGATTGACCACAAAACTGCCTGTATAGCTCTTTAATTGATCCTGTGGTACTCCGCTATCCATTGCCTTTTTAACGCTATCCCAATTGATTTCTTTCTTAGGGTAGATACCGCAAATAATGTCCTTGTCCACCTCAAGCATTGCCATAATGTCAGCACCCCTAAACTTAATATCGCTATCAATAAAGAGTAAATGAGTGCATCCGCTCTTGATAAAGACATTGGTAAGCGAATTTCTCGCTCTAGTAATCAAGCTCTCGTTGAACATAAAGCTGTACTGAGCTTCCACTCCAGACTTTTGTAGCAACATATTGAGTTCCATAATTGACTGCGTATAGTAACCAGCGCACTGACCGCCATACATTGGTGTAGCTACAAAAATTTTCTTATTCATAAATAATCCCTAACATCGTTTAATAAAAGAGGATCAACGACACACTTATCCCCATACCCAAAATTTTTCAATTGGTGCTTTGCAACAAAATCTTGCCTTGTAATCGCACCTACTAGCTCTACTTGATACTCATTCAAATACCTTGCAAACACTGCTAAATCTGCTTTAAAACTGCTTAATGTATTAAACAATAAGTACTTTGCTTTGCTTGTTTTGACATCAATCTTGATACCGCAATACTCAAAATCCCAACCAGCATCACCACCAGGGTGTAAGTCTAAATTAACAGGCGTATCAATTACCTTACTAACTGCCCATTCTCCTGCCATGCCTTCTCTGGTAATGGCAAAGTCATCTCGCTTTTGATCTACCCGTTGCGTTTTTACTTGCCAATCCTGCTTGTATTTATGGCGTTCATGCGCTGCCCACGCTATTTCGTAGGTATCTAGTTCTGATAATCTAACAATCATGAGAATAAGAAATACCCAAAAAGCGTAACAATAACTAAACATACATACAGCACCTCAGATAAATGGCGCTTGCGATAGCCCTCAGGATCAAGAAAAGCCGTCTGCAAAAGAATGGCATCTGAATCCATCTCTGGTCTGCAATCCTTTTGGTAATACTTGCCAATCTCTACTTTGCCGTTGTTATAAGGTATGTTCATTTCTCTTGTGCCTTTCTTATTTCAAATTCTTTATTCCATACTGTTGTTTTGCCGTCTGACCATCCATACTGAGTAAATAAAACAGGCATAAAATAATCAGGATGATTTACCCATTGACTTTTGCTAACAAGGTGTGGCTTTTCAAGTTCTGTCATTTCAGTCATTTCTCACTAGCCTTTCTTAGTATTGCTCTAGCAAAAATAATGTTTTGTTCGCCTGTGTCAGTTTCCATGCCACTCCAAATTTCAATTATTTCTTCATCTGTTAGTGTCTTTGTTGGATGGGTGTAGAGTGGAATATCGGTATCAAAGTGCTTATGCTTTGTTACGCTAGTTGATACATCCATGTCTAGTTCTTTAGGGTTTATCCAAGCTACTGGTTCATTTGCGTTCATTAAATACCCCCTTAAAGTGCCAGCTATCCAAGTAGTTGGCTGGCGCAACCCCTAACTACCTGGCTAATTCACGCCAGATTCCTCTTGGACTAGTGAAAATTCTTCCATCGTTTCAATCATGACTGTTAATCCTCCACCTTTTTTGATGTCACAACGCTTGATCTCAATAAAATCAATGTTGAAATCATCATCAAATACTCCTGCATCTTGCAAACTATCCTCAATAATCTTCAGTAAATTAGATATATCCCGTTTGCGTTTATCAGGAGGATAAGCCCATACAATCAGCGCAATCTTGGCATTATTGAACTTTGGTGTTCGATACTCAGCCACATACTCTTGCACTGCGGTTTTATAGGCTTTAGCTTTTGCGTTTGGAAAGCGCCTACCCCTAGCGTTAATGTAAAGATGATTTACGCTTGGAGGGTAGGGTAGGTTCAAAACAACCATTAACAGCCAGGCGGTCCGAAAGGTCCATCAATGTTGGTATCCCAACAACAGATTTCTCCATCGGAAGTCTTGCTGCATTTTTCGTATGCAAAAGCATTGCTGATTAGCACCAGGCTAAAAAGGCACATCAGAATCTTTGACACGATTGACCTCCTTCGGATAAGTACCACCATTATCAGGTTTCCAATTATCTTCTGACAAGCTGATTAAGCTGCCCTTAGGTGTTTGCTTTGTCCATCCAGCAATCTTTAGGGTTTGACCTGCTTTGTAATCTTCAGATAACAATAGCGTGCCTTTCCAATCAGGTGATTTGTCGTGTTTCTTTTCGTTTTGAAATAACACCCCTTTGCCCATCTGAGCAATATGTCCATTAGCCATTGTTGATTTCCTTTCTAATAGCTTGTAGTCGTGATAAGAATTTCGCTGTTGTATTGCCATCAAATGTTTTTGTATAGGCTTCATTGACTTCCCTGAACTTTTTGATCTTCTCGAACTTCTCCTCAGCCGTCATCTTGTTTGATTCATGGATCTTAGCGTGCATCTCTGCAAACCCTTCGATCCAATCTGCTTGACAAATATAGCGTGCATAAGGTTCTTCAGTGCCTGGCACATACATCGGTATAGCCATGTCAGGGATGTCATCGGGAATAGCGCTAAGATCAACGATATTAGGCACTACTGATCCCATGTCTTTTACTTCTCTAGGCTTGGAGGGCGGGCTTTCAAAGTTTTCGACTTCATCGGGTGAGTAGAAGCCCGTAACAGATCCTGGGAAAACTGATCTAATCCCCTCTGAAATACAACGGCTTCGTAGCATCGCTCTGGGGAACTTTTGCCATCCGCTTCCAGGTTTAACAAGACCGATTTTGGTAGCTTGCTCAATTGTCCATGTAACCGCAAGGTCACCCCCGTTGGGATGTGAAAAAACTCCTGTAACTTTGTCATCTTTGTAATCCTTCCATTCGACTTTGCCACCTGCGTTTTGAAAGCGTGCCAGCATTGCATCTGCCTTGAGAGCTGGTCTGCCCTGAATAATATGAAAATCCCGTGCTGCTGTAGCGGGATGTAACCCTTCAGCTTGAGCGACTGCCATCAGTGCTAAGACTGAGTTTTTATCCTTCATGCCAAACAAACCACTGGCAGCAATAGCGGTAGCCATCTGCTCCATCTCTGAATATGCGACTAAATTGCTCATACAAAAATATCCTTTAATGTGATTAAAGTATCAATAACACTGCTAACAGTCATCACCCATACTGCAAGATCTAAGTTATTCATTTGACTAAGAACCTCCGAGAACCTGGCTGCTCAATAACGAACTTCTCATAAATATCGGGCATAGCCTGTTTAAAGAGTGTGGTGTCAAACTTCTTAGCGGGTTTGCTGTTACGCCAAGTTATTAGCGTGTTGCCTTGAATGTCTAATAACTCCGATTTCCCGCCCATTTCGTTGCGGATAAGGACTTCTCGTGCTTCCGCAAGATCCTCCAAATGCTTAATTTGATTCTTAAGATCTTTAAGTTCGCTAACCAGTAATTCAAACTCACGAGTTGCCACAATCGTGCCCTCATTACTGCTTGGATACATGATCTTAGTTTGCTCCACAGTTTCAGCAGGAGGTAATGTGCCAGCCTTACAAAAGCCCCATACTTCAGCCATTTTCTTGATGAGGTCATCTTTTTCAGTGTCCGTGATGTTAAAACGGAAAGTGCAAAACTCTTGTCCACCAAAAAGCACAGCAAGGACAATATCAGTAACACCATGACAAGCTGCTTCGTGAACGAGCTGTGCATAGTCAGCATCAGGAATCCGATTAGTGTCAGTATCAAATTTGCTACGAACGCCAGCATTGTAGTTTTTAGCTTCAACAAGTGTCTTACCATCACTAGAAATGAAATCAAAATGACTTCTAAACCAATCGTGTTTTGGATGAGTAATGGCGTAGTCTGCATCTTTTATCTCCATGCGTAGGCGATCACTTGCCAAGCGACCAATCGTAGGTTGCATAACATGACCCATCTGCACTGCTTCAATGTGTGATAGGTCTGGTAGGTCTTTCTTGCCTTGCTTCTCAAGAATGACATCCACCATCTTGCCGTTGGCTACCTTGCGACTATCACCACTCCAAATGGCACTGTTGCGTATTGCTGATTCAAATTCTGATCTATCGTTCATTCCATCATCTCCAATGTAGTAATCAGCATGGTGCGGTATGAATTTATGTGATCTTCCAATCTGCCAATATTTTCTTCATGCAATTCGTTCTGCTTCTCATAAGCACGAATTTCATCAATGAGTTGGTCAATCTCATCCTCTTGCTTGGCGATAATCTTTTTAAGGTTCTCGACCTGCTTATCTTCATTGGGCTGCTTTTTACGATTCTTTGCGTCTTTTTCAAGTTGCTTGTTAAGTTCATCAAAAGACAAGGTTGTCTTTTGGTCAGGCGTGAGCGGAAACGCCACATCTTTCTGTGCTTTCATAAATACTCCTTGTAGTTAGGTTTAGTTATCTACCGAATGGAATGGTAGAGAGGTCATCTAAATCTTCAGGTGAATACTGAGGATTCGGATAG